CGCCATGCCGCTGATGGGCTGGAATGTGGCGTTGGCACTGGTGATGGACAGCTTGCCGTCCAAAGCTGCCTGAAGGCCAGTGACATCGCTTATCGCGTGCGTGTGGGACAGCGGCACGCGTGCGTCGCTCAGTCGAGAGTCGGACGTGAGGACGTAAAGCCCGGTCGGTTGCTTGCCGTCCAAGGCCGTTTGCAGGCCCGTGATATTGGCGATGGTGTGGTTGTGATTAACCAGAGCCTTGCCGTCCAGAGCCGCCTGCGTGAGGTTGCTTATCGGCTTGGCGATGTCGGGCGTGTTATCGACGTTGCCCAGGCCGATCAAGGTGGCGTTGGTCGAGAGCGTGCCGTTGGTCGTGGCGTTGCCGTTGGTGATAACCGAGAGCCCGCCGCCCACAATCACGCCGCCCAGGCTGGTCGTAGTGGCCGGCACCGACGAGCCGCTCGGGCCGGGCGGGCCTTGTTCGGCCACGCTTGCCACTTCCACGTTGTCGCCGTCGATTGTCACCGTCACCTGATCGGCCATGCGTCAGCCCTTTTCGCACTGAACGGGACCCGCCAGGAGCGGAAACTTTTCGCCGCTCGGAAAGTCAACCCAAACGTGATGGTAGTTGGAGCCTTCAGGGATGTTGGCGGTGATGGCCGGAGTGAGCGGTATGACAAACTTGCCGGGCGAACGTGTGACCCACGTGATTCCGCCGCTGGTGTCGGTCAGTGATAATTCCTGGGTGGCGTCCGCCGGGCTGTTTTTCATGTAATAGCGAACCGTGCATCCGGTCAAGTCCTTGCCCTGCCACGTGATCGCAATAGACTTGGTCTGACCCTGAATCAGCGAGAGCGGCCAATATCCCGGTGTCATCGGTTAGCCTCCCAAAATCCGCAGCACGTCCGTGCTTGTGTTGTCCAGCGAGAGCCGCATGTGCGGGCGGTCCATGGTCAATTCAAGTATCGAGCCATACAGAACCCCGTCGCCAATGCGGCACGAAAGCTCGGCCGGCCGCCGCTCAATCGCCACGCTTTGCGAGAGCGTGCCCGTCTGCTTGTAAGGACTTTCGCCGGGCTTGGATCGCCGCACCCCGTATCGCAGCTTTTTCCGCTTCCGACCGGTCTGCTTGTTACGCACGCTGCCCATTGATGCCCCGTCGTGCAGGGTCAGCAGGCGTGTCATCTCGTTGGCGATAACCAATGATCCGGCGTCCACCCGGCGCATGAATTCGTCGTTGATCCGGTTCAGTTCAGCCTGGTTGATCTGCACTGCCATCAGGCCACCGCCTCGCGACAAAGAACTTTCACCACACGCCCGAAACCAACGATGTCCACCTCGGCATCCACGTCGAACCGCCTGTCGCCGATCCGGATTTGATGGCCCGGCCGGAGCCCTTGTGGCTGTTCGATGTAAATTATTGTATCCAAAACAAGCCCGTCTCTGCCAAGAGTTTCGCCACGTTTTGACGGGTCAATCGGCACGGGCTTTGAGCACCGCACGCGGCCGATGCTTGACGAGAAGGCTTGCCCGTCGATAGATCCGGCCGCAGACGGCGTGTCGTCGTCGCGGTGGATGGTGCACCAGGTTGTCAGAAAGTCGCTGAACGCCATGAATCACCCGATGGTGTGTCGGCCTGATCGACGGTAACGCCGCAAAATGGCCACGCCTGTCTCGCCAAAAATGCGGTATTTGGCCGGAACTCCGGCGGCCATCGTGTACGAATAGTCGCGGCCGAAGCTCTCGCTTTGCATGGCTGGGTCTCGCTCTTTTTCACGAACGAAATTGACCACGCCCTGCACGACGGCTTCTTTGATTGACTCTGGGATGCGGTCGTAGCCGCCGGTGTAAGTGACGACAATGTTGTCGGCCCCGGCCGGGTTCCACGTCGCAAAATAGGGGTGCACGCGGCCGTCGCCACGTGTCACGCGGCCGTTGCCGGCGTTGAAGATAAAGTCTGTGATCGCTCGGCCATCCACCGTGATGGACGCGATAGAGACGACCGGAGTGAGCCGCAGCCACAGCTCGTGCGTGTCGCCGCCGTCGTGCGTCTCAACCCGGCCGACTTCACGGGCGAACGAACGCTTGCAGAAGTCCTCCGCAAGGTCGCTCACCGTGACGATAAGTCGATTGCAATCGGACCTGCCGCGAATGGCTTCGGGCAGGTCCGACGGAGATATCAAAGCGGCCATGAAAGCCCCTTACTTGTCTCAGATCTTGGCATAACCACTCGTGACGGTGGCCACGGCTTGCGTCGTGTCCTTGACCATCGGCAGTTTGTTGCGGACGACCACTTCGGCAATGGCCCCGTCAACCACGGCGTTGGCCGTGCCACGCACAACCACGGGCCGCACATAGCGGACCTTGCACTTATAGACTTCCAGCGACACGATCTTGTTCGAGTCCGTGTCGGCTAGGTTCGCGGTCTTGATCACCGTGCCGGTGTCCACGTCCAGCAGGTCGGCCGCGTCGGATTGGTTCGACGTGGTCGCACCCTGCAACTTGACGTAAGTCACCTGGGTGGCCGTCAGCGTACCGAACGCCACCAGGAAGCGGGCACCGTCGGCGTTTTGAAGGTCCACCCACGACCCGTTCACTGTTGTCGTGCCGGCCGCCTGCGCGTTCATCACGCGAATTGGCTTGACGGCCGTACTCAGCAAATTACCCATCAACATCTGACTCTCCTCCTTATGCTTCCAGAGCCGCGAATCAAGCGGAAATCTTTTGAGCGCGACACTTGTAAGGCTCGCCGAGGTCGCCCCCGTAACGGATCTTGGCCACGACTTCCGTCATGTTTTGCTTGGCCCGCGTCTGGTCCAGAATCTTGATCGAGATGTTCGACCGGGTCAGGCTGATATAGGCCGACGGATCGAAAAACAGGATCGGAAACGCGTTCGCGGCAACGCTTGGCATCTTGGAACTGTAAATGACCGGATAGCCTTCAAGCCGCTGCCCGCTCGGGCCGACCATGCTGGCACCGTTGGCTGCGTCCGGGTCGCCGTAAATCCGCTTGCCATCCGAAGAGCGAAGAGCCCCGATAGCCTTGCCGGCCCCGGTCCGCTTCATCAGCAGAATGGCGTTTTCGATGTACTGCTCGGGCAGATCCCACAGCAGGTTCGAAAGCCCGTCCACCGTCAAGGCCGACGCGCTGCCCGAATTCACGGTGCCGATCGAGAACGTCTCGCCCGTGCCCACGTAATTCATCAGGCCCATCGGCTCGCCCACACCGATCCCGTTGATAATGTCGTTATCACGGTCCTGGGCCGCCGAACGGGTGATCTCGGTCTGGAACCAGTTGAGCAGGTCGAACGTACTGTCTTCCAGCAGGTCGTTTTCAATCTGGCCGACCATCATCATCGTGTGCACCTGAATCTTGGTCGGCACGATGTAGGACGACTGCGACGCGCCGGAGCCTGTCACCAGGGCTTCCGAATCGCTCGCCGGGCGGCTGCCCGTTTTCACGCGACGGAACACGTTGGTGTACTCGTCGTCGCTGTCGTATGCGTTCCGATAGAACTGCACACTGTCACGCGACGTGTTGATCTCACGAACCAAACCGGCCACGCGGGTTGGTGCATTGAGTCGCGTCAGAATGAAGTTCAGGACCTCGACCGGGGCCGTGATCGCACCGCGTTCGTCCGCGCCGGAGTCGATCGCCTTGCGGTATCCGCGATCCATGCCGGAATAGCCGTACCGCAGCATCGCCTCGGTGGCGGCCTTGTATTCCGGGTGGGAAATGGCGTCGAATTTCTCCGAGCCGAATTCACGCTGGAAGCTCGAATACCGGCGCAGCGTCTCTTCGTTGATCACTTCCGTCTCGGTTTTGACCGCACCAAGATTCACCAGGCGGCTGGAATTGCCGTTGGTTGGGCTGGAACCCTTGCTTTTTTGCTCGGCCGCCATCATGGCCTGGAATTCACCCACGGACTGTGCCGTGCGGTACTTTTCCACCTTGCCGCTGAGCGACTTCACGTCCGCGACCAGTGCGCGGAACTTCTTTTGTTCATCCGCCGAAGACTTGCCGTCTTCGATCTTTTCATGCAGCGAAATGGCCTCGGCTTGCTTTTCTCGCAGTTCGGCGACCCAGCCGCTATATTCCTTCGATGCTTCCACGTTATTTGGCCTCCTCAAGGGCCGCGTCGATATCAACTTCGAGCAACAACAATTCCGCAGACATCATGGAGATGGATGCTTCGTCAACTGGCGTTTCCGCCGGTGTTTCGCTGGGTGCCTGGCTTGTTTTGGCAGCCTTGATTTGCTTTTCGATCTCGGCCTTGATCGCCGGAGAAATCGCCTTCATTACGTGCTCGGCCATCGCCGAAACGTCGTCCGATTGCATTTCCGGCGGGCTCTCGTCCGCCTTGTTTTCCTGCTGTTCGCCGAACAACTTCTGAAAAATGGCTGACACCATGCTCTTGACTCCCGTCACGCGAGCACGGTTATTCGCGCCTCGCATGCAAATCGAGGCTTCTTCCAGTTGCAACTTCTTCAGCAAAATCACGCCGTTGCCGGCCAGCTTGATATCTTCAACGCTCGGCGTGTAGCCTTGTTTGGCCCAATATTCCAGAGTCTGCTCGTAGGTCAGCTCTTCATAATCCTTGATGTAATATCCAATGGACATCTGTTTGATGATGCCCCGCCGCATGCCTGCAAGCACGCTCTTGGCTTCGAACATGTCGGGATAGATTTCGCCCGAAACAAAAAGCCCTTCGCTGGTCTCCTTCGCGGAAACAGGCTTTCCGATGGGCTCTTCCCACTCGTGTTGATAGGCGATGAATCCGTCTGCCAAAAAATAGGGGAGCGTCTCTGTGAACGCCCCGGGCGCAATGATTTCGCGGCAATAATCAACGTTATTGAAAACGGAGCAGATTCCGGAGAACTGCCCGGACTCGCCATCGGCCGCCTTGTAGGAGAACGGCACGGTTTTTCGTTGAATTTCGTCGTACTTCGCCACGATCGTTCCCCCGGTGTCTGAAACACATGGGGGACTTTAGATTCATAACGATCGGCCGGATCTTATGCGGCCCATGCCTGCGACCACGTGACTGGCGTGGGGTCTTTGGAATAGACCGAATCCAGAATGGCGCGAATGGTGCAGCGGCAATGCGGGTGCGCGGGCGGGAAACGGACATTTTTGTAAGCCGGGTTGTCGCCGATCACCGCGAAGTTCTGGCCGAGCCGAATCCGCCGGCGGCCCGACGGATTGTTCATGTCGCGGGCGATGGCGTCGCAGATTTTGCATGAGGCCGACGTGGTGATCCACTCCCAGCCGACCACGACTTGCGAATCGACGGCCGACCACTCCTTCGCCTGGTGGTGTGCCCGCACGGCTTCAGTTTGGGCGATGCGGCGGGCCCGGAATCGGTTGGTGTCCTGAAAATACTTCTGAATGCGTTTCGCAAGCTGTTCGGTCGTCTCGCCGGCGTTCATGCGGCCGGCTTCGATTTCGGCCCGAATGGCGTTTTTGGCCGCGTCGTAATTCTGCTGAAAGTCTTCGACAAAGCTGGCCTGGGTGCTTTCCGCGAATGAGAGCGTCGCCGTGCGGATCGCGGCTCGCAAGAACTCACTCGTCACACGCCATCGGTCCGGATCAAGCCCGATCTCCGACCGGAGCCGCTTGCCGCCCTTGTCCCAGATCAGGCTGATGTGCGGGATGATCTGCTCAATGTCGTCCACCAAGGCCGGGTCGGATGGCCGGAGAAGTTCTGCGGGTGTGTAAAAAATCGACTTGCGCCCGGCCAGCCGATCCAACACCAGCCGGCCCTGGGCGTTGAAGTTCTTCACTAGGATCGGGTAAATCCGCGACCCGAGCGGCAGGTTGTGATCGTTGGGTTCAACGGGCATTTTCAAAAAGCCCCGTCTTCTCTTTTTCGTGATTGATTCGACGTGTGGCGATTTCAGCGTATTCGGGGTTCAGTTCGATGCCGATGTATTCGCGGCCATGCCGATACGCCACAAGCCCCGTGGTTCCTGCACCGTTGAACGGGTCTAAAACTGTGTCGCCGGCCTTGGAACCGGCCAGAATGCAAGGCTCGATCAGTTGCGGCGGGCAGGTGGCAAAATGGGCTTCTTTGAATGGGCGGGTGGAGACTGTCCAGACAGATCGGCGGTTGCGGTTTGGGTAGACGCAAGCACCGCTTGGATTGATAACCCCGCGAATTTGTCCAGACTTGCCCATTTGACTTTTGTAGTCTTGGGGATTCTGCCTTGCTTTTCTATTGTCATCTGGGTATTTGCTTGCCTCTTTCACCGCATCCGCATCATAAAAATACCGTTCCGCCTTGCTTAGCAGGAAGATATATTCATGAGCCTTTGTGCATCGGTCAGTGACCGATTCCGGCATGGGGTTGGGCTTATGCCAGATGATATCCTGACGCAACCACCATCCATCGGCCTGCAATGCGAACGCCACACGCCACGGGATGCCTACGAGGTCTTTGGGCTTGAGGCCATTAACGCCACCTACCCGCCTTTGGGCTTTATCAGGCAACGCCCCCACAGTAGCATGCCTAATATCCGC